TTAGCCGAAATGTAGAGCTTCAATGGCGGAGCTAGACTAATGGGCGGGAGATTGGCGACTTATGAAAATTCGGGAAAAGTGTTCTTGCGGGGCTTCGTTTCAAGCTACGGGGGACGAAGCTACGCAGCTTTACAAGAGTTGGATTCGTCGCCACTCCTGCCCAGACCCGACTCCAGAAATTACTCGGGATATCGAAACCTCTTCGACTATCGGCTTTACGGCCGACTACTCGGGAACCGGATTAGATTTACCGGCGAAGAAATACGACCCTTGGGAAGATGAATAAAAAAGAATTCCAAAAGTACCTCGACCGAGATAAGTCCTGCCCACATTGTGGAACTACCGGGCCAGAACTTATTCCACAGCACAGACTAAATCGGGGTATGGGTGGAAGTAAAACGCGCAATCGACCTTCGAACATTATCGCGTTCTGCTCCCTTGGTAATGGTCTAATGGAATCAAATTCGACCTTCGCAAGTGTAGCTAGGTCTTATGGCTGGAAGATTCATACTTACCAAGACCCGACTAAAACTCCCGTTCGACTATCGGACGGTTGGTATTTATTAGATGACAACTTCGGAAAGGTTCGTACGGCGGAACCGGAAGAAGAATAGAAAGGAAAAGAAATGGGGAAATACGAACCACGCTTCGACTTGGACTTTACGCGGGGACTGGTCGGGGAAGAACTGGTACAAACATTCTTAAACGACTTGGTCGGAAATAAGGTCGAAGTAAAAACCGACTATCGAATAAACGAAACGGGGAACGTCTATGTCGAAACTTGGCACTACTCGGAACCCGACGCTTCGGACAAAAAGCAATCCGGGATAAACGTTTCGGAAGCCGAATACTGGTGCTGGGCTAGTCCAACCGGGGCCGGATTTATTATGGTAAAAGCCAGCGTCCTTAAGGAATTCATACGCAACACGAACCCGCGGGAAACCAGACAGCCAATTAGCTCTAAAGAAACCAAGGCTTCTATCGGGAGATTAGTACCATTAGGCGATTTACTCGCTACTATGGGACTTGCTAAGAAAGGGAACTAATGCCGCTTATTCGAGGACACCATTCGTTCGACGACCACTTCACGCAGATTCCTAACGCGTGGCTAAGGGATTCCAGAATCTCGCTAGGAGCTAAGGGTTTACTAGCCCAGCTTCTTTCTCACGCTCCCGGGTGGAGGATAAGTCAAGAGAGTCTGGCCCACGTTAACGGAGTCGGCCGGGACGCTATTCGTACGGTTATAAACGAACTACTCGAAGCTGGTTATCTAGACCGCTCCGAGAATCGGGAGAGAACCGATAAAGGTTATTTAGGTGGCTATACCTATACCACCCAAGACCCTACGGCCGAACCTACGTTGGATAATCCTACGTTGGATAATCCGCTACTTAAGAAGACTATTACTAAAGAAGAAAATATTAAGAATAACGAGAGAATAAACGACATTTCCCAGAGCGATTACTTCTTAGAATTCTGGGAGCTATACCCGAAGAAAGTAGACAAGGGAGCAGCGGTTAGGGCATTTAGAAAAGCTCTAAAGTATTACGAAGCTAAGGACGTAATCGAAGGAGCGAAGCGATACGCGGAAGACCCCAACCTTCCAGAAAAGCGATACGTAAAGAACCCGGCCACTTGGCTAAACGCCGAAGCTTGGAATAACCCACCGCTACCCCCAAGAAAGAAAGACGATAGAAAAGCATTAGAGGACTGGGCCAATGACTAAGACCGAACTAAAAGACCTAATGGAATACCTAAGCGCGATAGATAACCGCCAGCTAACGCCGGAGAAACTCCAAGTCTGGTTCGACCTAATTGGATACCTAGACTTCGAAGACGCTAAGGCGGCAGTAATCGAAGCCCAGCGCGAGCAGTCTATTAGCTACGTAGAAGCCAAGCACGTAATCGCTTACGCTAATCGAATCAAGGAGCGAAGAAAGAACGAAGAAGCCCGTACCCGGGCGACTAACTTCCAACCCGAGAGAATAGGCGACCCCCACCCTATCTGCGCGCACGGTAAGAAATTACTTACCTGCGACCCCTGCTGCCGAAACGCAGCTATACAGGCGGGACTGATACGCTAATGCGGTGGAAGAGAACGAAGCTATCTGTAATCGTTGCGGGCATATCTGGCGCGTCAAGGCCGACCAGCCCAAGACGGGCGTTCGTTGCTCCGATTGTCAAATGGGCCAGTCGCTTATCGTCAAGTACGGCAATACTAAATGCCTACCTTGGCAGGGAGAGTTCGATACCGAGACTCTTACTACTCCAGTTTTCGAAGGTAAGCCCGTTCTTCCCGGCGTTAGAAACTGTGGCCACCTCGACTGCGTCAATCCCGAACACATCAAAAAGTCTTAGCTTGCTAGTAAAGTAAGAAATAACAAATAAGAAAGGTGGAAACACTATGGCAACAGTAGAAGTAAAAGGCGAAATCGTTGGATTAGTCTTCGGCAATAAAGGCGTCCAGATTCTAGAAAGCTATAAATCTAAGGACGGCGAAAAGCGCGACGCGAGATACACCGCTTGGTTAGACGCTCCAACCTCGACCCTACAAGTCGGCCAGAAAGTATCAGCGCGTGGTCTACTTTCCGCAGCTATCGGAAACTACACGAACAAAGAAGGCGAAGAGAAGACAGTAGTAAACCTCTCTATCAACTTCGCAACAATCAAACTAGACGGACAGGCGGAATCTCCTAAGGAAGAGCTGCCTTTCTAAATGTTTATCCGTTGGCTAGTCCCTGCTTCGACCGGAATTCTCCTAATCGAATTCGCTTCGGAGTCCTCCGGCTTCCTACACGGAGCAGGGCTAGTCTTCGGTCTTTTCTACGTCTGGGCAGGTATCTCCGAAGCGTGGCGACAGTATGCCGCTTGAATTACTTATCGAGGTATTCGGCGACCCAGCTTCCCAAGGTTCCCACTCCGTAATCAACGGACGAATAGTCCAAGTCAATTCGACGAAGCATAAACGTTGGCGCAACGCCGTAGTCTTCGCAGCTCTAGACCTTCTCCCGGAAGACTGGGAACCACTAGATACCCCGGTGGAACTCTCCGTAATCTTTTATCTCCCCCGGCCCAAGTCGGCCCCGGGTCGAGAATTCCCGGCCGTAATGCCAGACCTCGATAAGCTGGTTCGTGCGGTCGCTGATTCCCTTACCGACGCTGGAATCTACTCCGACGATTCTCGGATAGTTCGACTTACCGCTACGAAGGTCTACGCCGACCATAGAGGCCCCGGTGCCCTTATTAGGGTAAATACCCTAGACCAGTCCTAAAAAGCTGCCTACGGGCCTTCTAGCCCCTCGAATCTATCGAACACTTATTCGAACGCACCCGCTCTATAACGGTTTGGTAAAATTCCCAGAAATTTCCAAAAATTTCCGAAAATTGGTCAGTTTTCCCGAATTTTGGTGTACGCTGGAAGTATCCGGAAAAGCCGGAGATACGAAAGGGAAGAAAAATGGAAAGAGCTATCGAGATTCTAAAGGCCGAAGAAGAAAAGCTTTCTAAGGAATACGACAAGATTACTTACGAACTTCACTTAGCCCGCCAGTTCGGAAAGAAAGACGAACTTCCTCCACTAAGACATCTAGAAAGCGAAAACTGGATTCGCCTAGAAACCACAATGGAGCTTAGAAAGAAACTAGAACTAGAAAGGGTGGAGGCGTAAGCCTCCCCCGGAAGGAAAGGGAAAAGAAATGAACTCCAAGGAAATTACCCAAGCGGTACAGAGGTATATAGAAAGCGGATTTAGCTCCGTCGGTATCGAGTACGTAATAAAGAACCAGCCTATCCAGACCCAGACTAAATTCTGGAACCGCGTAAGAAAGGCCCAAGCGAAATGACCAAGATAAAAGTAATCGACCGACTAGAAACGGAAGAAGGAAGTTTCGTCGAGCTTACCCATAACAGCGCAGAAACTGGACGCGTCTACCGAGTAGAAATCAAAAACGGGGAAGCCCATTGGGACGAATGGTTTACAACGCTAGACGGAGAACTAAACGAACGACTAGCCCGGGAAACTTACAAGACTCTAAAAGAAGAAATCGAAAGAAAGGTAATGGCGTAATGAAGACAATCCTATTTACTATCCTCTTCGGGGCTATCTTCCTAATTAGCTGGGAGATTCAAAAGTTCGATTACCTACTGGGCCACACGGTAGGAATCGTCGCTCTACTTATTACTGGCGTATTTCTAATCGACCACCTAGCGAAGAAGATTCTCTAATGGGACTTGAAATAATCGGCGTAGTTATCTTCGCCCGGCTTATGGAACTAAGCGAACTACTAAGAGAAAACGCTGGGCTTCTAATCTTTACTTCGGTTTTTACGGTACTCTGGGCTTCCGGAATTATTACCGTAGTCCGACGCTGGGAGGGAAGATGATTGAAGTCGAGTTCGTTCTTCGTCGAATTCTTCGCGCTGGCCACGAATTTGCTAAAGAGCAAAACGAAACCCGGAGCGATAATCCAGCTCTAGCTCTCCACCGGTATACCGCGCAGCTCCAACTTCTAAACCACCTAGAAAGACAGTTCTTAGAAAGGAACGAAAATGACAAGCAAGACTGACCCGAATATCGAATTCGGAACCGACGACTATAACCCGAATCAGTACAGCTTCCAGACTGCTCGACAAGACGGAATCTATATCGGACGGCTACTAATGCGCGACGAAATCCTTCGTCTAATAAAGGCCACTAATCCGGTTCCGACTAAAGCAGTAGCCAAGATTCTAGAGCTAGTAGGGGAGTTGAATCCGGATGTTTACGCGAACGACTCTGCTAGATAACGAACTAGCTATCTACTTACGAGGAAGACGCGACGAGCAGAACGCGACTAGCGACGCTCTAAATCTTCTCCGAGTCCAGAACTTGCTCGACGTGGCCACCTGTAATTTGATTCTCGAATACCTAGATACTTTAGACCGTAGACCAAGAAAGGAAGAAGAATGAACGAAGAGGAATACCTTCGCGGATTCTATGACGGAATCGAGCAAGGAAAAAAGAACGGCCAGCGACAAGAACGGGAATACCTTCTTAGCTTTATAGACGACCACGAAGGAATCCCTATAAACATTCAAGACATAAAGAACGAAATCGAAAACCGGTACAGACAAGAGCAAGAAAAAAGACTAAAGGAGTCTGGGCTATGAACGAATGCGCTTGCCGCTCCTGTATAAAGACAGAGCTTTATTCGCGTCTTTACTGCCAAGACTGCTATGACTACGGTTGCGGTAAATCCGACGAGGACTTTCACTAATGGGCGGGGTAGTAGACCGGGTTTCCGAAATCATCTGGAATATTAGCCAAGACGCATTCGAAGACGGCCGTAAACAAGAAAGAGAAAGACTAATCGAAATACTCGAAGGAGTTCGGGGAGAAAATAGCTGGGACTTCGAAATCCAGATAGAAGCAATAATCGAGAACCTAAAGGAAGAGAAATGAGCGACCTACAAGACATAATCGCAAGTAGCGCGGTTCGCGCGTTCAACTCTGGTATCCAGCACGAACGCAGAAGAATCCTAACAATGCTAGAGAACGAAATAAAAGAGTTCGAAGAGAAGCCCGGGGAACTGGATAGCTTCGAAGCTACCGGAGTCTATCTCGGACTAAAGCGCGCACACCTACACGTAAAGGAATTGAAATGGACTTAGAAACGAAACTAGATTTACTACTAATCGAGCTACAAACTTACGGAGAAATGATAAACGAATTAGAAAGGGATATGGTGAAATTCAATGAGTGGCTTCAGACCGAGTTGGCAAGAGAAGAAGAGTAGAAGAAGAACAATGATTTTCGGTAAGGGATACATACAGGGAGTCAGGGACGAACGGGAACGAATTATTAGCGAGCTTCTAAAAGACGGCGTAATAATTACGAACCTAGACGTAGAGCTTTTGGAGCGGGTGATAGAAATTGTCGAAGGGTAGACACCGCGCCGAGCGTAAGCCGATAAACCTAAAGCGGGAACTCCGCTGGATTCGCTACTGGATAGCTAGCAAAAAGAAGAAGTAAATACCAGCGAAAGTCCGAGGTATGGAATACGCTGTAATAGAACCTAGAAAGGGAACCAATGCTAGAAGACCTAAAACCGCCGAAGCGTATAGCCACCTGTGCGGTTCGAACCTTACGGGAAAAGCTAGATAAGAAAGACCAAGCAATCCTAGACGCAGCGTTAGAGAATCCAGAATTTACTTCCGGAGGACTGGCCCGTGAACTAAGCTCTAGAGGACTAAGGATTGCCGACGTGTCGATAATTCGCCATAGGAAGAAAGGTTGCTCTTGTTAGAGAATCTAAAGCCCGCCGTAAAAATCGGGTCTATCCCATTCGGAAGACCAGCGGTAGAGTTCGACGGAACTACCGGAGAAGCCACTACTCCCTACTCGGAATCGCCGGCCACCTTCGAGGAGTTTCTAGAAGCTGCTGGAATGAATCCCGACGAGTTCGAAGTAATCGGAACTCCCCGGATATCGAAGTGGCAACAGAAAGAAGGCGGAGAATTCCTAACGTCTTTCCGATTTACTTTCCGACGTAAGACTGGCCAACTAGACCTACCGCTTCTTTACGCCGAAGCTAAGAAAGTTATAAAAGGGAAGAAGCCCAAACTCAACTTAGATAATACAAACGAGAAGGCTTTAGTTATTCTCTGGTCGGACTTACAGGTTGGAAAGGTAGACCACCGCGGGGGAACGGCCCAGCTAATCGAGAGAGTAGAGCTAACGACGGCCAAGCTTATCCAACAAGTAAAGAAAGAAAAACCTTCCAAGGTAATCTTCGCTGACGTTGGAGATACCATAGAAAATTTTATAAACGCTAACGACGCTAACCAGCTTTACACGAACGACCTGTCGATAATGGAGCAGGTAGACCTAGCGACCACGTTAGCTTGGAATACTCTTCGCGCCCTAAGCGAATACGTTCCAGAAATCGTCTACCTATCCGTAGCTTCTAACCATTGTCAAATGCGTATAAATAAGCAACGCGTAGGCAAGGGAACCGACGACTGGGGAATCCACATAGGACGAACTCTGGCCAGACTATCTAAGGAAGTCGGACTACCGATTAGATTCCTAGAACCACAACCGCACGACGAATCCTTAGCTCTGGACGTATTCGACGACGGATTCCATATTCTCGGACTCTGGCACGGACATCAAAGCCCGCGTCCAGACCAAGTTCCGACGTGGTGGAGACAGCAAGCGTTCGGGAACCAGCCGGTAGCGGCAGCGACGCTAGGAGTAAGCGGACACTTTCATCATCTACGGATAGTCGAGCTGGGTTCCACTCCGCGCGGGACTTCTCGATTCTGGATTCAAGCGGCAACAATGGACAACGGCTCAGGCTGGTGGAAAAAGCAGGCCGGCGAAGATAGCCAACCCGGACTGGTGACTTTCTTCCTAGAAAAAGAAATAGACTTTACCGGAACCGTCTATAAGCTATGACGTTAGACCCTCACACACAAGGATTTATCGAAGCACTACAACGAATAAATAAACGAAAGGAAGAAATGAACGGAGAATCAAGGCTTCTTACCCAAGCGGAGATAGAAGAAATAAAGAACGGCAAGACAGAGAACTTCTATAAGGCGAACCAGACCACGTACACGCTACAAGAACTCCAGACTTGCTACGACACTTCGGACTTAGTAAACGTATTTATGGACTTACTGGAGGAAGGATACGAAGGTCTAAGCCTTGGTCTAATTATCGACCTAGTAAAAGAGCGAGTTGAAGAAGTATGAGCTGTAATCGCTGCGGAATCGAGATTAGCGAACAAGCAATAGAAAGAAGAATAGCGCGTGGAACCTACGACGGTCTCTGTGTAGACTGCCGAGCTAAGCCACTAATAGAAATCAAATACAACGGCGAACCGTGTAGACCGTGGCGCGGAAGAGTAGACGAAGACTTCAATCCGATAGACGAGAAGCTTAGGCTCTACTTACCCGGAACTAGAAGCTGTGGTCATAAGGACTGCGTAAACCGACAGCACGTTATCCCACCGATTACCGACCTAGAGCTAGAGAGATTAGACATTAGCTACCGAACTGGTCAGAAGACCGAATGGGAAGACTTCTATAAGGAAACCGCCTAGTGCCAACCTACGAATACAAATGCCCTAAGTGTGGAATGACGGCCGTAGTAATTAGGAAGATAGACGAAAAGGAAAGGAAGCCTATCTGCGTAAACGACGCTATGGAAACCGTTCGGGTATTCGACGCACCGCCCGTCCAGTTCCGGGGTAAAGGTTGGGGAAAAGATTAGAAAGTTTCCTAAGCCGTGCCGGGTATGCGGGGTACTCTCCCCTGACCCCCTCTGCCCACCCCATAGCGCGCAGGCTAAAGAGATTCACGAAGCGCGGAGAAAAATAAGAAAGGCCCAGACCGGCCAGTACGGAGGGGATTATTACCGCCGAGCTAGGGCGGTAAGGGAGAACGCGATTCTCTGCCACCTCTGCGGAGAGGGAAAGAGAGAAAATGACCCATTCGAAGCAGACCACGTAATCCCTGCCGAAGCTGGAAGTCAAGCAATCCTTCTACCAGCTCATAGAAGCTGTAATAGACGACGAAGCAACAAACCGCTAGATAGGTAGCCCAAGCCCGCTACACGCCACCCAAGCCCGTATACCCCCCCTACGACTATGCCCGGGGCGGGTTTTTTTCTAAACAATTTCTCATCAGAATACCCCGACCGCAGTTCTGCGTGGCCACCCGCGAAATTCCGCGGTTTTTTAGTGCTACGCTGTAAGCACAGAAAGGCTAAAAATGAAAATCGAAACCCTACAAATCCAAGAGCTTCTACCAGACCCGGCTAACGCTAGGCAACACGACGATAAAAACCTAAAAGCTATCCAAGGTTCGCTAAAAGAGTTCGGCCAGCGTAAGCCGATAGTCATTACCGAGGACGGCGTAATCGTCGCCGGGAACGGAACGGTCGAAGCAGCTAAGCGTCTAGGGTGGACGAAGATAGACGCAGTAAGAATCCCGGGGGACTGGACTCCCGAAATGGTTCGCGCCTTCGCTATCGCAGATAACCGAACCGGCGAACTCTCCCGATTCGATAAGGTCGTTCTTACCGAACAGCTAGTCCAGCTAAAGGAAGCAGACTTCAAACTAGAAGCTCTAGGATTTAGCGAAACCGAAGTAGAAGACTTCTCTCGTATTACTAACGCTTCGGTCTTAGGTTCTACCGACGCTTTCAAAGAGTGGGCTGGTATGCCGGAGTTTACTAACGAGAATAAACGCGCTGCTTTTACGATTACGGTTCACTTCCCTACGGAAGAAGACGTAGAAGAATTCTTTAGAGTAATAAACCGTAAGCGGGCGAAGACCTTTTGGTATCCAGAATCGGACGGCCTAGTAGGTTCGAACATAAACGAACAGTACGTAGTCGAAGAAGAATAATGAATCCCGAGTTCCCGATTTACATTCCGTCTAAGTCGAGGTCAGAAAACGCAACTACTCCTAGATTCCTAGACCTAATCAAAGTTCCGTACAGGCTGGTTATCGAAGAGCAACAGTATAAGGATTACGCCGAGCATTTCCCCAAGTCTAAGTTGCTGGTATTAGATAAAAAATTCCAAGACGATTACGACACCTTTGACGACTTGGGCTATACGAAATCTAAAGGCCCGGGGCCAGCCCGAAACTTCGCTTGGGAGCATTCGATAGACGAAGGCTATAAGTGGCATTGGGTTATGGACGACAACATAAAGCTATTCGCGCGGTTCCACGAAAACCAGAGAATCCAAATCGGGGACGGGTTCGCCTTTCTAGCTATGGAAGACTTCGCGCAACGGTATAAGAATCTAGGTATGGCCGGCCCGCACTACTGGATGTTTATTCCGTCCCGGGAGAAAAGACCCCCGTTCTTTATGAATACCCGTATCTACTCTTGTAATCTAATCCGGAACGAAGTCCCCTTCAGGTGGAGAGGACGGTATAACGAAGACACAGACCTTTCTATCAATATGCTAAAGGCTGGTTGGACTACGGTACAGTTCAATACTTTCCTTCAGTACAAGCTCACTACTCAGACTCTTACGGGTGGGAATACCGAAGCCTTCTACGCGTCGGAAGGAACACTACCTAAGTCCCAGATGTTAGTAGAGATGCACCCGGACATTACGCAGTTAGTCTGGAAGTATAACCGCTGGCACCACTACGTAGATTACACCGTCTTCGATAACCTTGGACTTATTAGAGACGAGAACTACCAAGCCCGAGACTTTAGCAAAGTCAAGATGAAGAAAGTACCAGTAGAGAAAAAGATTTCGCTTAGCAAATAAGCAGACAACTCTCCTAGAGAGTTGGAAGAAACCAAAAAAATTTTTAAGGAAGCAAATGCCAGCAGGAAGACCGACTAAACCAGTAGAGCAAAAACGCTTACTTGGCAATCCCGGCAAGCGCGCCCTGCCCGAGCAATCGGCAATAATGCTAATTCCACAAGCAACGAAAGCACCAGAACCCGCACGTCCACTTCTCAAATACGGGCAGGAACTCTGGGACAGGGTTTGGGAATCCGGCATAAATTGGATAAGCCCTAATACCGACCTAGAAATTCTTCTTATGACTTGCGAACTTATAGACGAACGCTGGAACCTACGCGTCCGAGTAATGACCGATAATAACCCGAAAGACCGAAGGGGACTTCGAGAGCTAGACCGCCAGATAGTTTCTAATCTTGGGCTTCTAGGCTTTACGCCGTCCGACCGCTCCCGTTTAGGCGTGGCCGAAGTAAAGAAGATGAGCAAGCTAGAAGAGCTTATGGCGAAGAAGGCTTCCCGTGAGTAGCTGGCCCCCGCTATGGCTTACCCCGGTAGATAAAAAAGCGATAGAGCAAGGGGACGGAGAAATAGCTATCGAGTTTTCCGAAACCTTCGGAAGTATCGGTAAGGACGGAATCGCTGGAAGAGTAGGCGACGCACTAAAGCTACGCGACTGGCAGAAAGAACTAATCCGCCACGTCTACGCCCGGGACGAAGACGGTGGACTAATCGCAAGAACCGCACTTATAGGGGAACCGCGTAAAAATGGCAAGAGCGCACTAGCTTCAGTTAGCTTTGCTCTTTATTCTCTTCTAGCCGAAGGTATCGAAGGTGGAGAGGTCTATTCAATCGCAGCAGAAAAAGAACAGGCGCGAATTGTATTCTCCGAAGCTAAGAGAATCGTAGAGTCCACCGAACTAAGCGAAATGGTAAAGGTCTATCGGGACGCGCTATTCGTTCCAGAAACTAATTCCGTTTATCGAGTCCTATCCGCGGAAGCTTATTCGAAAGAAGGATACAACCCGCACCGTGTTATCGCTGACGAACTTCACGCGCATAAAGACCGTTCCCTATTTGACGTAATGAGCTTGGCTATGGGAAACCGCGGAAGTATGGCACAGCTTATCGCCGTGACGACGGCTGGAGTAAAGAAGGATATGACAGGTGGCGACTCTATCGCTTATAGCCTTTTCCAGTATGGCCAGAAAGTTTCCCGCGGAGAAGTTATCGACCCTTCTTTCTTTATGGCGTGGTGGGCAGCTCCAGACGAAGCCGACCACCGCGACCCCGAAGTTTGGGCTAAAGCTAATCCCGGCTTCGACGACCTAGTAGATAAAGCAGACTTCGAATCAGCGGTAAGAAGAACGCCAGAAGCCGAGTTTAGAACTAAGCGACTAAATCAATGGGTTAGCTCCCAGACCGCTTGGCTTCCGGCCGGAACTTGGGACGAACTAAAGACCGATAGAGAAGTTAGCCCAGATGACGAAATAATTCTAGGATTCGACGGTTCGTTCTCCGGAGACTGTACCGTTCTAGTTGCTGCGACCATTCCTAAGACCGAAGAAGAAAAACCCTTTATCTGGTTAGTAAAAGAGTGGGAAAAAGACCTAACTATTCACGACGACCTATGGCGGGTAGACATTCAAGAGGTAGAAGAAACGATTCTAAACTTTATCCAAAAGTACCCAAGGACTAGGGAAGTAGCCTGCGACCCTTTCCGCTGGCAGAGGTCTATGGAAGTCCTAGCGGATAAAGGCGTTCCCATTGTGGAATGGCCGTCAACTTCACCGAAGAGAATGACCCAAGCCTGCGCTAAGTTCTATGACGCCGTCACGGGTGGAACCCTAGAACACGACGGAAGCCCAGTTCTAGCAAGACATTTAGATAACGCCGTCACGAAAATAGATAACTTGGGAATCCGAATCGTAAAAGAGAACCGCCACTCTCCAAGAAAGATTGACGCTGCGGTAGCGGCAGTTATTGCTTTCGACAGAGCAGTTAGCAGTAGAATAGAAGAAATGGTTCCCGACTTCTTTTTCTAAGGGTGAGAATGGCGACAATAATTCAGATTACAGGAGCGGTGCTAGTCGTCGCGGGCATTGGGCTATTCTCTA